CTGGCCGCTGACACCCTCCAGAGCGCCATGCTTGTGACCGGGGTCGTTGAGGGTGTGCCAGTGCTCACCGCCGCCGACGCCGTGAGCGTGCGTCCCGGAGCGGCCGATGGTGCCTCGCAGCGGCCCGCCACCAGAGGGGGAGAGCGCCGTGTAATGACGGTGCCGGGGCATGTTGGTCAGTGCCAGGGCGACTCGGTTGTTGGTCGTCCCACCTACCTGACCGGCCGTCGCCGCCCAGCGGGTCATCAGCACCTTGCCCTCGGCCTGCGGCATGGTCATCACCCGGTTGGGTGCCGTGCCGGTGATGTAGCCCTGCATCGACGTCAGGGCGAACATCGCCGGGTACTCGGCCTCGGTCACCGTGCGCCCGTCGAAGGGCACCCAGCCCAGCGGGATCATCACCGAAGGCGGCTCCACGCTGGTCATCACGGCGCCGGTCGGCTGGGCGCTGTCGAGCGTCGCCAGTTCCTTCCAGGTGCTGTTGCGCCAGACGTAGATCCGGCCACTCGTCTCGTCCTGGTAGATCTCACCGATCTGACCGGTGGCCGGCCGGGAGGCCGTGTTCCCGGTCTGCAGGTTGCGGCCCTTGACCCGGCCCAGCGCCGTGACGTTGCCATCGGTGGTGATGTCCCCGCCGGCAGCGATCGTCTCGTCCACGGTGAGGCGCTTGTTCACTCGAAGCGTGAACGGTGCGGAGCGCCATAGCCCTGTATCACCCTCCCAGGTGAGGGTCCCTCCTCCAGTAACCGTGAAGTGGTTGCCGACGTCGTTCTTGTTCTGAACGAGCATCGCCCCGACGTCGATCTTCGTCAGCAGCGCCTTGGACAGCATCTTGCGCTTGTCGATGACGTTGTCCGACAGGTTGCTCACGTTGGACGGAGCGAAGATCGCCGCCAGCACCGTGACGGTGAGCGGAGGATCAGGGAAGACGGGGTCGGTGGCCGAGGCACCGGTGATCGAGGAAGCGACGCCGGCCTCGTTGATCACCACCAGGTCGAAGCGGTCCTGGGACCCACCGGAGGGGATCGACAGGCTCTGGCCCAGCACCGTGACCAGCGACCCGTTGACGATGACGAGCCCAGGGTTGATCAGCGCCGTCAGACCCGAGACGGTGACCAGGCAGCCGTCAACCACGCCCCAGCGGGCGCTGGCGATCGTGTTGAAGTCGATCCGGTCTGGCTCGGCCATCCGGGGGTTCGACACATCCCCGGCATTGGGGATCAAGAACCCATCATGGGTCAGGGCTGGCCGAGACATCGTCGGCGGCTCCTATCGCTGGTAGATGTACCCCAGGCTGTGCAGGTAGATCGCCACATCTCTGGGGAGGCGGTAACGCTTGCCCTCTTCCAAGCGATAGTTGTAGTGAGGGTTGCCGTAGGTGAACTCTTCGATCGTCTCGGCCATGCGGACCTCCACATAGCCGTCTGCGTCCACCACCGGCTTGGAATCGAGGGCTTCCACCTCGATCTCCCGATGGATCGGGATGCCGTCAGTTCGTTGCGGTTGCGCCTTGGGGAAGCCGAGGTCGGACGGGCGAGTGACCTCGCTCGTCTCGGGGTCCAGACCCTCGGGGATCTCTTCCTCGACGTCAACTTCCACGTTTCGTGCCACGATGTTCGTTCTCCTGTGTGTTACTCAGCCAGCCGGGCTTCCAGCCAGGCGACGAGGGTCGAGCGGTTCTTGCCGGCCTCTTCGGCGTCAAGGACCTCTTCGAGTTGGTCGGGATAGGCCTCGACGTAGGCCTCCACCTCGGCCACCGTGTAGTCGCCGGGGTCGTAGACATCCGGCTCCTCGGGCGGCGGCTCCTCGCCGCCGTCGCCACCCTCCATGCTCAGCGGGCTGACCCCAGCGGGGCCAGTGCCAGTCACGGCGGTGACGGTGATCGGGTAGGCACCGGCAGCCGGGTACTGCGTCGGGTCCGAGGCCACGGTGCCGCCGGACGCTGCCGAGGTGACGTTGGCGTTGACCTTGTCGTAGGTGAACGTCGTGCCCGAGGGCGTGGCGGTGATCGTGTAGTTGCCGTTGAAGACAGCATCGACGCCGCTCACGACGATCAACTGGCCGACCTTGAAGCCGTGGGCAGCCGACGTGGTCAGCGTGGCGACGTTGCTCGTCAGGGCCTTGTTGCTGACCGTGCGAGAGACGTTGGTGACAGTCATGGTGGCCGTCTTGGAGCCCGGCGTGGCGTAGGTGACGACGGCCGGGTTCTGCACGGTCTGGGGCGTCGGTGTGCCGTCAGTGGGGAAGGCCCAGGAGAAGTCCTGGTCCGGCCGGGGCGAGGGGGTATCGAGGTTGAAGTCCCACTTGAGGCCGTTGGTGGGATCGACGGTGACCAGGACTGGTCCCGTCTCCTGGACGGCCCTGGAGCCCCAGGTGTTGGGACCGTGAACGGAGACGATGCTCATGTGCGTTCCTTCGGCGTGTGATACACGGGTATGACCGAGCGGGGCAGGCGGGCAACGGGCGAGTAACCCGCCTGCCCCTCGGGCTCAGTTGGTGACGATCTTCACGACCGAGGAGTCGGTCACGACGCCCCAGCCCCAGATGGCGTACCAAGCAAGTGCGTGCTCACGACCGAAGTCGAGGACACCGCCGTCACGGAGTTCGACGGGCAGGGAGATGGCGTGCCCGAAGGCGTTGTCTCCGAGCATCATCGCCTCGTAGATGCCACCCGTGGGACCCCACGGCTCACCCCAGCCCGGCAGACCGGTGTCGCCGGTCGGCAGGTCATCGAGCGTGCCAGGGTCAGCGATGTCAGCGAACGGGTCGGTCGCCACGTTGTAGCCCGCCGGTGCTCCCGTGCCGCCGGCCGCAAGCTGAGCGGCCGTCATGCCGAGGGTGCTGCCACCACGGAAGTCGGGGTTGAACGGGTTGGGCGTGGTGACCTGCGTGCCGGGCAGACCGGGGTACAACTGGGCGTAGTTGCCAGCCGTGGTCGTCAGCGGAGCGCCGACCTGCGTCGTCTCGATGAACACGACGTCATCGAGCCGGCCGATCTCACCGAGCATGAAGTTGCCGGGGGCGGCGTACTTCGTGATCTCGATCCACTCCGGGGTGTCCCGGAGGCGACGGCTCTGGTGCGGGTGCACGAAGCACACGTACGTCTCACCGAGGCGAGGCACGTTCTTCGATGCCAGCACCTCGACGGCGTCCTTGATCGAGTACGGCGTCAGCCAGAAGTTGTCGGCCAGCGTGCCGGTGCCGGCGGCGGTGACGATGTCGCCCACGACCGAAGCCGGGGTCCCACCCTCGTACACGCCGTAGCCGGTGTTGATGGCGCCGGGCTTATGGTAGCCGAACACGACCGACGAGGCACGAGCCAGCGTCTGACGGGCCTGGCTGTCCATGTACAGGGCCATGTTGCGGCCGAGCAGACGGGAAGCGCTCGCCATGATGTCATCGAAGCTGGCGTTGAGCAGCAACTCCGAGACAGCGACGGCGAAGCCCTGCTCCTGGACCGTGATGGCGTACTGGTTGGCCGTGATCGCATGCGTCTTCATGCGGACGCCTTCGATCAGTGGACCCGACGGCATCGGCAGGTTGTTGTAGCGCATGAAGTTGACGGTGAGGCCCGGCATGGTGCCGAGTTCCGTCTTCTTCACGGCGAACTGCTCGAACCGGAGCACCGGCATCGACTGGAACAGGATCTCCTTCGACCAGATGGTCTGGATCGCCGGACCCATCATGGTCGAGCCGGTGGCGACGGATCCGCCGTAACCGACTCCTGTGTTGTCCATCACGGCCTGGCCGTAGTAGCCGACCGGCGGTTCGTACTGCGAGTAGGGGCCACCGGAAGCGAGTCGAGTCGTGCCGGTCACGCCGGAGACAACAGGAAGCTCGCCGCCAAGGTACTGCCCCGTCGTGCCTGCAGGCATGGGCGGTTCTCCTTCAGGAGCGTGGGCCGTGTGTTACGGCCCTATGGGTTGTGAGTTACCCAGTCAGCCTCGACGGTTGTTGGGGCTGGTCGCTTGCAGGAGTTGTGTCCGATAACGCTTGTACGTTTCCATGTCCATGCCCTTGATGTCCTCGGGCGTCAACGATTCATACGACGGTAGTTGCTCCATTGGTCCTACAGGTGGGGCCGTGGGTGCGGCCCCTCTCGGCTGGTACGGAACCTGGGCGGGCTCCTGGGCCAAGATGTTCATGAGAATCTGCTGCGAGCGCAGCTTCAACCCTTCGATGGACGCATCGATCGCCTCGGGCGTGTCACCAGCGACGAAGTCCCGGAGTTCCGGGAGGAGGTCGTTGCCTTCCTGCTCGATGCGATCACGACGGTAGATCGCTACCTCCTGGAGCGCTCGCTCCTTGGAGAAGATCTCTCGCTCCGTCTCTTGCGTGCGGCGGATCTCCTCCACCTGTGCACGCATCTCGGCCTCACGCTTGTCCATCAGCGCACGGAGGTCGAGTTCGCTCTCTTCCTTGGCCTTGCGAGCTTGGTCGGCCTCATCGGCCAACCGCTGCTTCTCGGCCTGCTCGGCCTCACGTTGGGCCTGGATCTCCTTCATCTGGGTACCCAGGTCCTCGATGCGACCGTACAGCTTGTCCTTCTCCTGCTGCCGAGCCTTCTCGATGTCCTCGTCCGTCCAGCGGTAGGCCGGACGCTGCTCGGTAGCTGGCTGTTCTTGCACTCGCACGGGTTGGCTGACGGCCTGGTCGGGCCGCTGCTGTTGCCAGTCAGCAGCCTGTCGAGGCTGCGCCGGCTGCACGCCGGTGATGAAACCGTTGCCGGTGTCACCAACGGTGTAGCTCCCCGTGTTCTGATTCTCCGTCGTTGACATTCAGTTGATCCCTCGGGTTCCCCAAGCTGTGGGTGTCATCTATAGCACGAACGCAGGTGATACGGGGGTATGAGCCCCCGTACCGGCGTTAGGTCCGGTCATCCGACTCGAAGTCCATGATCTGCGGAGGCATGCCGCCGTAGGCCAGGAACTGGACCTCCTGGGCGATCTCCGGGTTGACCGGAGGCGTCGCAGGTACTGGGTTGCCTTCTGCATCGGCGCCCATGAGCGGTTGCCCGTCCGGGGTCATGCCGGTCGCCATCATGTTGAAGGCAGCGATCTGGGACTGGATCAGGGCCAGGGCGCCCTGCTCCTTGGTGTCTTCCACCACCTCTTCGAAGATCTCTCTGATCTTCTGGTCGGGGAACTGGACGCCGAGATCCCGCAGCGCACCACGGCGGGACTCCAGGCTCATCGCCATCAACGCCTGGATCTCGTTGATCTTGAGCAGGCGGTCGATGGGCATCGGGCTGGGCCACTGCACGTACGTCCGGTACGACAGCGGCGCCACCGGATCAAGCTGTGGAACCTGGTCCGGCTTGAGGTACGTGGACGACAGGATCGGGTTGTACACCGTCAACTCGGGGGCGAAGACGAAGGCGTGGCGGATGATCAACTCGTTGACCCGCTCGTACAGCCGGGTGAAGTTGATCGTCTTGCGCTCGTGCTTGAGCATGAGCGGTTGGTACTGGATCGACAGCGCCACGCCCGAGGTGTTGCTGATCGGCTGCATCGTGCCCAAGGCGCTGGCCGGCACGCCGGTCAGTTCGTGCATCGCCTGCTTGAGCAGTTCCATGTACCCCAGCGGGCCGGTGAAGTTGGTCTGTAGCTCCAACTGCTGGATCTTGGCGTCCTTGTTGGTCACCGCCCACACCTTGCGGGGACCCTTCTCCAGGTTCGACGCCTTGGCGCCGGTGATCACCGTCACCGGGGAGGCGTGGTAGTTGATGATGTCGCTGATCTCCGTGGCCTTCTCGTTGTACTCACGGTTCAGCGACACGATGTCCGTGATGTCAGCGAGGCCCCAGGGTGACGAGGCCACCTCGATGTTGGGGCAGAAGGCGATCGGGATCTCACCGATCGGGTTGGGGCGGGAGTCAATCAACTCGTCATTGATGTACTCCTCGATCATGTCCTCGGTCATGAGTTCCACGTACGTCATGACCTGGCGGGTACCGTCGCTGGCCGACCCGAAGAACTTGTACTTGGTCTTGAAGCGGATCATCCGGCTGCGGTCGTGGGGGTGCCACTCCGGGAAGCAGAAGGCCGGGTTGAGCGGCAGGATCCGGATGCGGCCCTCGTGGGGGATGCCGGCCGGGTCCACGAAGGGCATCTCGTAGGCCACCTTGATGAACACGTCACCGGAGACGGACCCCAACTGAGCAGCCTCCATCAGGATCTGCTGCTTGTTGTTATGAACTTCCCATACCTCCTTGAGCATGTACGGGGTGATCGCCGCCGTGGCCTCGGGGGAGTGGAAGTTCACCCCCTTGCCGAAGGTGAAGTTGGTCAGGTAGTCGCTGAACGCCTTGACCCAGTTGAAGACCAGTTGCGGCTCACCGATCTCCCGGCGGTAGGCCCAGTGATGGCCCAGGTACCAGGCCCAGTTGGAGGCGTACCGGTTCATCCGGGGGCCATGGACCTCGAACTCTTCGTCGGAGAGTTCGACCAGGCCCAACGGGCTGATGG